CACAAGTGTCGCAAGTGGCACAAAAGGCGGATGGACTACCAACGCAAATTGTAGGTTAAGAATAGGGGGTTGGAATTGGTCAGTAGCCTTACGTTACTGGCAGGGGTATATTCAAGACCCAAGAATTACAAAAGGTGTTGCCCGAATAATATCAACCCCAACCGCAGCCTTTCCCGTTCAATAAGGACTGAATATGCTTTGGACAAAGAACGGATCAATACCTTACGAAACCACAGATGGTACGGAAGGCTGGCAACCAGCACCGGATAAGCCAGATGCACCGGAGGGCAAAGAAGTCATTTGGGTAGCGCCTCAGTGGGTTGTCAGAGACCCAGCGCCAGCAAACCGAGAAGGCTATCAGTGGGCGTATTTCTTAAACGAAGGCTGGGTTGAATTGGCTATACCAACTGACATACATTTAGAGCAGTCTATAGAATCGTTTACTTCAGATCAATTTTCTAGTCTCGCAACCGATCAGATAATTTAATCGGAATAAAACATGACACTAAAAATTTGCGTATACGCAATTGCAAAAAACGAAGAACAATTTGTAAAAAAATTCTGTGATTCGGCAAAAGATGCCGACATGATCCTGATTGCTGATACAGGGTCGACGGATAAGACTGTTAGCGTTGCTAAGGCATGTGGCGCTACCGTCTACGATATATCGGTTAAACCTTGGCGCTTTGACATGGCGCGAGATACGGCGCTATGTTTGATTCCTGGCGACTACGATGTTTGTGTTTCTCTTGACCTAGACGAGGTTTTAGAACCTGGATGGCGCGAAGAAATTGAGCGGGCATGGACCCCGGAAACAACCAGACTGAGATATAAGTTTGATTGGGGCCACAACATTCTTTTCTTTTACGAAAAGATCCATCATCGAGTTGGCTATCATTGGCATCATCCGGTCCACGAATACCCAAGACCAGACCCGCGCACAAAAGAAGTCTACGCGCACACTGACAAACTTTTAGTCTCTCATCATCCCGATCCGACAAAAAGCCGTGGGCAGTATTTAGATCTTCTAAGAATGGCGGTAAAAGAAGATCCGCGATGCCCTCGAAACGCTTTTTACTTTGCCCGTGAGCTGACTTTTTACAATCTCTGGGATGAGGCGATTACCGCTCTTAATTCGTATCTCAACATGCCAGAGGCAACATGGCCTAACGAACGGTGTTATGCCATGCGTCTCCTAGGCAAGGCTTACGATGAGAAACTCGAATACTGGCAAGCATTAAAGTGGTACAGAATGGCGATTGCCGAGGCTCCAGGAACGAGGGAACCGTGGGTTGATTTTGCTATGTCGGCTTACAGAAAGCATATGTGGAAAGAATGTTTTCACGCGTCTACAATGGCGCTTGAGATTAAAGATAAGGAACTGGTGTATACCTGTGATCCTGAAGTTTGGGGATCTAAGCCTTATGATTTGGCAGCAATCTCAGCCCACAATCTTGGGCTAAAAGACGAAGCGATACGATACGGGCAAATAGCGGCGGAGCTCTCGCCGGATGATGAACGACTCGCTAGGAATCTTGAATATTATGGACTCGCAGACGCTGCTTAACATTGCTTTCGGTGTTCTATCTGCCGCATTCGGTTGGTTCTTCCGTGTGATTTGGGAGGCTCAGCAAGAACTACAGCGCGACCTAAGAGACTTAGAAAAGGGTCTCCCACATGCTTACGTTCTTAAGCCAGATTACGAGAAAGACATCAGCGACATAAAAAACATGCTCGGAAAGATCTTTGACAAACTGGATGGCAAAGCCGACAAATGAGTTTTGAGTCAGCCTTTGACAAGATGATTCAGGACGAAGGTGGCTATGTCCTGCATAAAGTAAAAGGCGACACTGGCGGTTTAACCTACGCAGGGATTGCGAGAAACAAGAACCCGCACTGGCCGGGATGGGGCTTTATCGACAGAGACGAAACCCCACCAACTCAAATGGTCAGGGACTTTTACAAGTCTGAATTCTGGGATCGTATACAAGGCGACCAACTGAATCCTGTTGTTGCTTCTTCTATCTTTAACTTTGCTGTGAATGCGGGCGTATCTGTAGCTTCTAAACTTGCCCAGATATGCGTTAAAACGGCTCCAGACGGCGTTATCGGCCCTAAGTCCATACAAGCCCTCAACCAGATGAACGAAGAGCTTTTTGTGGCTTCCTATGCCCTTGCGAAGATCGCTCGTTATCGTGACATTGTGATGAGAGATCGAAGTCAGATTAAGTTTCTTTTAGGCTGGCTCAATCGAGCACTCAAGCTGTGAACATCCTCGGCATATCCTCTGTCGTTGAATCTGTCGGGAAGGTTATCGGCGACCTTCACACGTCCGATAAAGAACGGATGGAGCTTGAATTAGAGGCGAAAAGAATAGATCAGGCCATCGACCTCGGACAGATGGAAGTTAACAAGGTCGAGGCGGCAAATCAGAACCTCTTTGTGGCTGGATGGCGACCTGCTATCGGTTGGGTGGGTGCAGGCGCGATGGCCTATCAGTTTCTTCTCTACCCTTTACTTGTCTGGGCGTGGGTCTGGCTTCAGGCCGAGGGTTATGTTCCCAAAGAAGTAAAGCCTCCTCCTATGTTGGATACAGATGCTCTCTGGGTTATTTTGAGCGGGATGTTGGGGATTGCCGGGATGAGGTCTTTTGAAAAGAGTCGCGGTGTAGCTCGGTAAGTTTCCGCTTCACCATTTCCCCAACCTCATCACCGTGATGTTTTGCGATCTTCTCTATAAGAGGGAGCCTTTGCGGACGAGGCTTCGATAAAAGCCAGTTAGCCCAATCCGCAACGACATACGGCATAGCAGCCTCATAAGCCTGCGCAATTTCCGATCTGTCACTGGACTTCACCGCTTTGATGATCTCCAGCCATTGACCACGCTCTAAAGGCCCGGTGCTTTTCAATGGTGTCTGGGCATTCTGTGGAGGGAGGTCTCCATCCGTGTTCGCGCCAGATCTCCTCGACGGGTCTAAAGGTTCTAGGGGATCTTTGGCTTTCAATCAATTCCTTCCAGTTCATAGCTTCTCCAGTAAATTATCCACTTCAGTCAGAAAATTAACAACGTCTGTTTCCAAATTCTTAATATCCTCCTCAGACGGCTCAAAACGCACTACAAAGAGCTGTAGTCTTTCGGGCAGTCTAGGGTCAAAGGAAACGAAATCGACCCACCTACGACCCGTACAAGCCATTTGAGCCATCATCTGATTCTTGTAAGTTGTAGGCACTTCTCCCGCGGTCAGATAAGAGATGTGTGTTGAGGTTTTAGGACACTTAATCTCAATAAGCCCATCCTCAACCAGACCATCAGGGCTTGCAGCAAAGTAAGGGATTGTCGGGTGATCGACAATGGCAATCTGTTCTACCCAACGTCCGGTCTTTATTTGATACGCGGCTCTTGCAAGCGGTTCGTTCAGTGTTCCCCATTCCATATAACTGTTCGTAAATGTCTCGGCTACGGTCCCTGTCAGTCTTTCAGCAAGGATGTCTGCGATGTAGTTCGCTCGTGTAGCCGTACCCTTTTTAGCTCGCGCATCTGAGACGCGGGAAGCTGTCACCTTCCCTAGTCTTGCAAGCCTCCACTCCTCGGTTCCCTGTTCCATCAGAATGCGATCTCGTCATCGTCGTCTTTTCGACCTTTTTGTCCGAGCATCTGTAGGCTCTCAGCAATAATCTCAGTGGTGTATCTGTCGACTCCTTGTTTGTCTGTCCACTTCCGGGTCTGTAAACGTCCTTCTATGTACAACGGCTTTCCCTTTTGAACGTACTTTTCAATAATTTCTGCGAGCTTCCCGTAGGCAACAACACGATGCCACTCGGTTTCTTCTTGCGGCTCGCCTTGTTTGTTCTTCCAGCGATTAGTTGTCGCAAGAGTGAGATTCGCTAAAGCAGTTCCTGCCTCCGTGTATCTACATTCAGGGTCTTTGCCTACGTTACCAATCAAGATCACTTTATTTACTGATGACATTCACTATTCCTTTTTCAAATAACCAACCAATCGTTTTTCTGTGTGCTTCTTCCCACGCTTGCCTTTTCTCTTCTTTACCCGCTCCTCCTTGATCTATCTGCATGTGACATCTGTAACAGAGCGCAGCGACCCGAAAGTCATGTGCCTTGATGCCCGTTCCTTTACCGTCCTTTTGTTGATTAGAGTGAGCCGCGACAACCGTTCCATCCTCGACACCACAGAGCCCACAAGGGAGTTCTCTGCAAGCCTCAAGTAGTTTCTTAGATCGCCAGTTCACGCAGTGTTCCTAATGTCGGCTCGCATGTTTGCTTGCTCAGACCTCCAGATCTCAATTCTCGCCTGCGCTGCGATCAGATCCCACCGTAACTTCTCTTCGATCTCGACCGCTTGTTTTAGACCCTTTAAAAGCTCCAGATACTCAGGATGAGCATAAGCGTCGCGTTCCTGAGCGCCTAAAGCTGACTCAAGGCTTCCCTTCATCAGGATAGCTTTCTTAGACTTCCTGAACTCTTCTAAATAGACCCGTTGAGCTTTAGCATCGGCAAATTGCCGAGCGTGCTTCAGGATGTAGTCGACGGCCTTATGAGGATCTTTCATACGTCTATAAATTGATGGATAGGTATATGAACACAAGGAACAACATCATCGAGATCTCCTCTATCTGTACGACCTCCGGGGAGGATTGGATAACCAACGCGAAACGTCCAATACTTCATTGTGTCGGTCCACTGCACGACTAAAAGTGCGAGTCGTTGGGAGGCGTTTTGGATTTCAATCCCTGATCGGAATTTAGCGAAATCCAGCATATAAGTGTTGTAATCAGTTGACTTACAGTTCCTTGTTTTAACCTCCACCCATCTGACGAGCTGCCCGTTTTGGTAAGCGGCGAAATCCATTTCATAGAACTTAGGCAGTCGATAAATGTCGTAGTTGAAACGATCAGCAAAGGCTTGTGCAGCCGTTAGCTCTCGCTTCCTATCAAGTTCAGTTTCGTAAACAGGTCTCACAGGCCTAGCTCCTTCTTACGTTTGTCTTTAGCTGCTTCGATTCGCTTAAGTTTTTCCGCTGACTCTTTGTGATTTGCTACAGCCTCGGAAAACTTTGCTTTTAGTGTTTCTCTGCTAGCTACGGCGATTGCTTGTAGATCGCTTTCAATGGTGTCCACCTTAACTTCGTGAGTCTGATTCTCACTGTCGTTATCACCCTCTGTTGGGATGCAAAATGCCTGCATGAGAGCGTACTTATAAGCCGCTGACATTGCTTTATTGGTTGCCTTATCACCTGAGTCCATAGCCTCGCCAATCGTCGATATGACGTGGCTAGAGCCATCTTCGCCTGACACTAAAGCGAACTCCATTGAGACCGTGACATAGAACAAAGCAGTGCCAGACTTGTTGACACGCTCGACAACCTGACGGTCTGTAACGCGAGGGAGGATGCACAGTTTATGCTCCGCAAGGATGGGAGCCATTGCGTTATATACATCGTCGATACCGCGGAACTGGTATCTCTGCGCTTCGTTAGTTCTCTGTTTGGCAATCCCTGCTTTGGAGATCGCACTCATCACTTTGCTGATGCTTTCGTAGACTTTCTGCATATCGTTTTATCCTGTAAAAACGTTCTATCTTATGAAAAGGAACATCATCGTCCCAAACAAAATCCCAAACACAATCGCCACTAACCAATCTATCAACAAGCTCATCTTCTTCTCTTTCTTTATCGTGTTCATATAGCATCCTGTCAAAATAATAATCTTCGTTCATAGCAAAAAGGGGCGCTAGACCCCGGTGGTTAGTATTCGATGATGAAGCCCTCAGCCTCAAGTTTCGCAACAAAATCGGGAGCTGCGGACTTGCGAAGCTCGCAAGATACGCCGCCGCAAATGCGGTCTTTAGCGTTTTGGGTGTTTGCCACCAGCGTGATGGTGGTTGCGGAGAAGTCGGAGGGGAGAACTTTGAAATCGCTCATGTTGAGCTCCTTAAGTTGGCGTTAAAAGTATCTGCGTGAAACGAACTATATGCTAAAACTTTGCGCGTGTGCAGACAATCTTCTAGCAGCAGACGAAAGGTAGGTTTTACACGATGAGCGGCAAATCACCAACGCAACGAAGCCTAGAGAAACTCAGGCAAGACGGCTATCTCTGTCAGATCGTCGAGAAATGGAATCCACATGCTCGCATCAGGCAAGACCTATTCGGGATCGGCGACATCTTAGCTATCAGGGACACTGAGACGCTGCTGGTGCAGACAACAAGCCGAGGGAATGTTGCAGCAAGGATCAGGAAGATTGAGGAGTCTGAGCATCTGCCAGCGATCCTTAAAGCAGGATGGAAGATCGAGGTCCACGGATGGGGCAAGTTAAAAGCCGGGTGGACTTGCAAGGTGTTTGAATTCTGATTTAGACTCAAGGCTGTTTTATCGCATTGGCTAGGGTAGCTCCCGAAGAGAGGCCTCATCACCCTCCTGCCAAATGCACCTTCAGTGATGACTACCTTGATGGGGTTTGCTATGCACTACTATCAGCACCATATTGGTGACTTCATTAAAGACACTTCATTTTTGACCAACGAAGAAGTTGGTATCTACATGAAGATGATCTGGATCTACTACGACACCGAAGAGCCCATTCCGAACTCTCTTACTGAGCTTTCAATGCGTGTAAACGCAAGGGGCAAAGAAGATCTTATTAAAGGGCTTCTTGATCTGTTTTTTATCTCTAGCACTCAGGGATGGCATCACAAACGATGCGACAAAGAAATAGAGCATTATCGCCAGCAACTTGAATTTGCTTCTAAGGCAGGCAAAGCATCGGCTGCTAAACGTGCGCTAAACAAGACACTATCGGACGTTAAACAAGAGTCCAACGACCGTTCAACGACCGTTCAACCAACCAATAACCAACAACCATTAACCAATAACCAAAAGAAAAACAAGTTTGTTGTCGTTAAGCCAGAAAACATTCCTGAGAAACTCTGGGATGATTTTCTTGAGCTAAGGAAAAGCAAAAAAGCACCTTTAACCGAAAGGGCGTGGAATGCCATTTTGAGGGAGTCTAAAAAAGCGGGTCTTACATTAGAAGCTGCTTTAGAAGAAATTTGCGAAAGGACGTGGGTTTCATTCAAGGCAGAATGGGTGACAAAGAAAGTCGCTCAACCCACAGCATCAGCTTACGGCGATAGGGCAAGCGTATGAAAGGCCACGACTTCGTAAACAACCTTCAGCTTGCAGGCAAACCACCTAAAGCTGTTTTTATCGACTTTGTTGGAAAGCCAGACGATGACCCGGAGTATCCCGTTGTTGTCGTTGAGCCTAAAGACCGAGACTTTAGGTGGGTCAGAGGACTACGGGTGCATCTTAATGGAGGAGATCCTGACCACGTCCACTCTATCTTGCAAGCCATAAAAATATGTGCCCCGGCCCGCGTGATAGCTAACTACGCCCCCGGCCTTTATTGGGATTCGGAGGTCGACGCATGATCCTAGAAAACCTCGATTACAAGGCGTGGTATGAGCAGATGGAAGCATCTGTGAAAGTCAGACCCGCCGCGGACTGTATGGACGATCTCATTGAGGAGATGAGGAACCCATCTGAAGAGCCAAACATTGTCATGCCGTTTGAGAAACTCGCCGACAAGTTCACCTACAGGCTCGGTGAGGTCACTGTGCTTGCCGGGCAAAACGGATCTGGCAAATCCTTGCTTGCAGGGCAGATCGCTCTTCATCTGATCCACCAGCATCAAAAGGTAGTGATTGCTTCGTTTGAGATGAAGCCCGTTAGGACACTTAAGCGGATGGTGCGTCAGTGGTCGCGGTCGTCGTTTCCCACAATGCAAGCCCACGAGAAGTTTAAGGAGTGGGTCGCTGACAAACTCTGGTTCTACGACGTGCAAGGGACTGTAAGCCCGCCTCAAGTCTTAGGGGTCGGTGTTTACTGCAAAACGATGTTGGGTTGCCAGCATTACTTCATTGACAGCCTAATGAAGTGCGTTCGTGGCGAGGACGATTACAACGCACAGAAAAATTTTACAGACGAGCTGTGCGGTCTTGCGCGAGATCAGAATATTCACATTCATTTGGTTCACCATATCAGGAAACAGTCGGATGACAACAGAACACCCTCTAAAAACGATTTAAAGGGGTCTGGGAGCGTCGCAGATCAAGTGGACAATGTAATCCTCATGCACAGAAATAAATCGAAGGAGCGCGATTTTGAGGCCAATGGTGTAGTGGACCATTCCATCCCTGATGCCTTCCTAAGTTTCGAGAAACAAAGGAACGGTGAATGGGAGGGTGTTGCAAAGCTCTGGTTCGACAGACAGAGCCAGCAGTACGTTCAGGAGGTTGGTGGATTGCCTACCGATTATCAGCCCAAATCAGCCGACTATCGGTAAACGCTTTGCGGGAAAAAGCAGGCTTACGACAATGGAATTTTACGGAGGCGATATGAATGAACCAACGAAAGAGCTAGCAAAACACCCTAGCTGGCCTTTTAAGCAGACGTTAGTTAAGAGCAAATGGGTAAAAAAAAACAAAGTCACAAAGCGCGACATTTTGAAAACTATCGAGGAGTCACCATTTTGAACCACACAGAATTAGTCACAGCGCTTGCTAAACCGGGATGCGACATCCTCGACGATCTAAGCCCGGATCAAGCGTTTGTCCTTCACATGACCATTGGAGTCTCTGGGGAATCTGGGGAACTGTTAGACGCAATCAAGAAGTGGGCGATTTACCAAAAACCTTTGGACATTGACAACGTCATCGAGGAGCTGGGCGACATTGAGTTTTATCTTGAAGGCATAAGACAGAAGCTCGGCCTCAACAGAAACAGAATCCTTGAGCACAATATTGAGAAACTAAGAAGGCGCTACGGCACGAAATACACAAACGAAGCAGCACAAAGGAGAGCAGATAAATGAGTTTTACAAGGCTTCAGAAACAGGCAAAGATTGATCGAGGATTGGCCTGTCTTAAATATATGCAGAAACGAATTGGCCCGGTGACAGTAAAAGAACTGGCCGAAAAGCTGAAGATAAGCCCAAAGTTGATTCAAAACGCGCTAATGCCTTTACTAGCCGAGGGCAAGATCACAAGAAGGTTGATGTCGCATCAGTCATCGGTCGCTAAGAAGATTGGCCGGGCATACGGTTACAACGCAATCGAAATCAAGTTGCAAAACAGAACCAAACCTTTCCTTTGGAATAACCCTTTTGGAATTCAACATGAAAAAACAAGAACCGAAACAAGAGCGTGACTGGGTCAAGGTCTATCTCTACGAGAAGATCACCATCGTGCCTCATTACGTCAAACAAAACGTCTATGTGCTTCCCGGTGGCCGTGAGATCGACGAGGAAACATTAGTGGACGCTGGCGCATTTCAAGCAGCGACGTACTTATGGCCGAGGTAAAAGCGTACATAACCGGATTCCGAGACGGGCATTGCGTCATACAGCCGATTGATCCCGCTGTCGCGCTTCCAGTTGGCGCGGCTCTTTCCTACTCAAAAGAATGGGTCGGGCTTACCAGCGATGACATTCACGATGCCTTTTGTCACGCTGAATACGATGCCAATCAGGATTGGAACGACGACCCGGAAGGCTGGTGCAAAGCGTTTGCAAGTTACGTCGAAGCCAAATTAAAGGAAAAAAATCAATGAGCACTTGCCCACCATGCAATCAGAAGTGCAATCAAGGCAGAGACTGTCCGGCTAATAAGCAAGGACATGCTGAAGCAATGAAACGAGCTTTAACCGCATTAGAAATTATTGAGAGGTTCCTAGACCCGTTGGCTAAATGGCAGGTCAGAAAGCCTAAAGATGGAGGGCCAATGATTACGGTTTATCCGCAAAAGGTTGCAGAGGAAGCGATCAACGATTTGCGTGAAGTCATTGCAGATGCAAAGAGGCAGGAACCATTTTGTTATCACGATGGAGTGAATCAGGTTGATGCGGAATTCAAAGATCACAGCGACGTTTTCCCGCTTTATCTAGCACCGCCGCAGCATGACTTGACATGTGTCTGCGGTGCTGTGTGGGAAGGTGAGCAGATGGTTCATGCACCTCGCAAGCGTGAGTGGGTTGGGCTGACGGATCAAGAAATAAACAGTGTTTGCTACAAGCGAGATTGGACTGCGCCTTGGACTAGCACGACTTTTGCCAGAGCCATCGAAGCCAAGTTAAAGGATAAGAACACATGAGCAGAGAAGCCATTGAAGAAGCGATAGAAGTGCTAGAGGATGCAAGCGCAGAAATGCTGATGGAAACAGGCGATAAAAGTTACTACGTCGAAGCCATCGCCGTTTTACGCCAAGCACTGGAGACAGAAAAGCAAGAGCCGGTGGCAAACGAAGTTCAACTCGACATCATTCGATATTGGCCAGATGATTTTGCAGTCCGTCTTGAATCCATGTGGAAAGATTTAATCGGCTTCATTCCGAATTATAAGCTTTACGATCTGCAAAAAATGCTGGCGGAGTTTGGATTCACGATGGTGTTGTATGAAGGAAATCGCCCTCAAGCGCGTGAATGGGTTGGGCTGACGGATGATGATTATGAGGAATTATTAAGGACTAGGGAGTGGGGTGTTTATTTGATTGAAGCAGTTGAAAACAAACTAAAGGAAAAAAATCAATGAGCATGTCTATGGATGAGTACGAAAAATGGTCTGTTCGTTCAAAACAGGAGGCTTACGCTATGAAGCAGAATCAAATTAAACAGGTTGAGGAATCAGAGCAGTACAGGTCTGTTATTGACAGGCAAATGATGGAGTTGCAAACCCAACTAAATTTTCTACGCTCTGTTGTCGAGACGCTTGAGCATAGGCTTCAACCTGTACTGGTTGATATGCCTGTCAAGTCACACGATCAAGAGAAGCTAACCGCAGTAATGTCACCGATTGCAAATGCTTTTTATGAGGCGTGTCAGAAAGTTAATCGTGAGTCGATGAATCTGCAAAGCCTACTTGAACGGCTGGAAGTGTGAGATGAGCGGCGACCACAACATACATCAAAAAGACATGGTTTTTAATACGATTTCATCGCTGCGGCATAAGAAAACTGTTGGCCCGATTGAAAGCGCAATGACTGGCCTTTCTCAGACAGTCATGCAGCCCTGCGCTGGACGTAACTGCGGAAGCACCAACCCAAACCTTCACTCCGCAGAGTGCTTTGAGGACTACGAGAAAAGCACTGGGATGAATGACTTCAAACCAGATTGGGACACGGTGAAGGCTTTTGATGACAGGTACAACGAGGATACAGAGCTGCTGAGGAAGTGTTTGGATGCTTTGGAGATGTACATAACGATGGACACGGTAGATGAAGCACATCTACTTGAAGTTGACATTGCACCAAAAGTCATAGCCGCACTGAAGGAGAGGTTGAAATGACACGAGACGACATTATCAAGATGGCGAAAGAGGCTGGAATTAAACAGGCAATTGAAACTCCACATCTACTGATGGTGCATGAACTTGAACGCTTCGCTGCACTTGTCGCAGCAGCAGAGCGTGAGGCGTGCGCGAAAGTGTGTGATGAGAAAGTGGACGCTGAATATAAAACAGGCAAGGTTGATCACAACGAAATGGCGTGGACGCAAGCATGTGCAATAGCCATCAGAGCAAGGGGTGAGCAATGAATAAACATACACCGGGGCCGTGGGAGGTCACAGACCTACGGCATAGCATTGTTGTCAGGACTGAGTCACCGAACAAAACGAAATACGGGGCAAGCAGATACGCAGCAATAGGCGGATTTGACCGATCAGATCCAGATCAACTTTCGGAGGCTTTGGCCAATGCTCGCCTCATCGCCGCCGCGCCTGATCTGTTAGAGGCGCTGGAACTTATGCTTGATCGGTTTCGTGACACAGAAGGAAGTCACGGGCAGTGGGAAGAAGAAGCAACAGAAAATGCCCGCGCCGCCATCGCCAAAGCAAGGGGTGAGCAATGACAACAAATGAGCAATTCATAACGCAAGTGGAGCTTGCTACTCGATGGAAGATCAGCGAAGCAACACTGGAACGTGACCGGTCTTTAAAAAAAGGAGTCCGGTACATAAAGTTGGGTGGATTGATTCGCTATCGGTTGCAGGACGTTATTGACTACGAAAACGCATGTACGCACGAGCCGGAGGAAAAGAATGAGCGTATATCAGAGCAAGGAGTAATCAATGACCGGCGCTGAAATCCAAAGAATGGCGCATAACCTCGGACTTGTTCACCACACAGAGCAAGTCAAATGGCTAGTTAAACAGATTCTCCGTAAACATAAACCGCTGACCAAAACCGAGAAGATCTACCTTGCCCATTTAACTCAGCCTTATTCGCTCATAGAGTTATCAAAACACTTCGGCTGCACGACAGAGGGCGCAAGAAAGCACCTAAAAGCTCTGATGGCAAAAGGTCTTGTCGATAGGGAAACTCGGTACAAATGGACAGAAGGCAGACACGGAGCGTGGGCGTGGTATTACTTCAAAAAATGAAAGACTACACCGCAGGGCATACGGTTTGGATGACTCCCAAAGACAAGACACCACCGTTGGGTTCTAAGATGTTGCTATTAAATCCCGGTGGAGTCTGCGTAATCGGTCACTGGGCAGATTGGGCGGTAGCGTGGGCTCCGCTGCCTAAAGTACCCGATCACATTAAGGAGTTACTGTGAACGACCCGATAAACCCAAAGCACTACAAATCTCATCCATCAGGCATAGAGGTGATCGAGATTACCGAGCACATGAATTTCTGTTTGGGTAATGCAATCAAGTACATCCTACGGGCAGGTCTAAAGTCTCAAGATGCAACCGAGGATCTCAAAAAAGCAGTCTGGTATATCAACCGAGAAATAGAAAGGATAAACAATGGATCTCAAGAAAGCAGCAAGACAAGCCTACATAAACAGTCTGACTCAAGACCTAACTGATTGGGACAAGCTAGAGCTCCAATTACAAGAGATCGAAGAATTGACCGCCGAATTACAACAGCGTAGCGAGGATCTGTTGAGACTAACCGAGGCATTCAAAAAAGGCCTTGATTCAGCAGAATGACCGACTTACAATAAATCGGACTCCTCCCTGTTGGTTAGCCCTCGCAATGAGGGCATTTTTTTAGGCAACGCAATGAAAAAGCACTTTCTGGAAGCCTTGCGAGCAGAGAAACCGGCTAAATACCCCGGCGATTTCATTATGTGCCTACTCCACGGTGTCACCAACGCACACATCCTGCACCTACAATCTAAGTCTTATGCCGAGCACAAGGCTCTAGGCTCTTACTACGATGATCTCGGTGACTTAGTAGATTCAGTGGTGGAACAGTATCAGGGTCTGGAAGCTAAGATTCTTAATTACCCGGTCGAGTACAGACCACCAGAGCAGACAGCCATAGCCGAACTAGAGTACATGCTTGAGTATGTAAGGGTTTATCGAAGCTCGATGGGTGATGACTCAGCCATACAAAACAGCATAGACGAGATCGTTGCGCTCATGCAGTCAACGCTCTACAAACTTAGATTCTTGAAGTAATGCCCTACAAAAAGACATCAAAAGGATGGTTCTGGGGAAGCAAAGGACCATTCCCCACCCTACAAAAGGCTCAGTCTGTAGCAAGAGCAGCATACGCAGCAGGATATAAAGATGCCGAGAACACCGAAGCAAACAATCTGTCGAGAGCTAGGTTGCAAGAATCCAAAGGTCAACGGCTCAACATTCTGCAATGACCACGGTGGATCACTCACAGAAACCAGACGATCATTTAACAAGCTGTACAACACAAAACAATGGAAGCAATTTAGACAGATTCAGCTATCAAAACACCCGATCTGCGCTCGATGTCAAAGCCTAGGAAAGATCGCACCAGCCCATCACGTTGACCACATCATCCCGCACAAGCAAGACAGGGACAAATGGATGGGCAACAGGTTCCAAAGCCTCTGTCATGAGTGCTGCTATCTCGTCGATACTATTTTGTATGGCTGAGTCATCGCCCATCGCCCCACGATAAACCCTGACGTACTCAAGCATGTACTCCAGCTCGGCTATGGGTGTGTCTGCTGGTGGCCTGTATTCGATGGGGTAGTTAAGAATCCTAGCCTCTAGTCCCTGATACTGCTCGACCACTGAATCGACTAAGTCACCCAGATCATCGTAATAAGAGCCTAAAGCCTTGTGCTCGGCATACGACTTAGACTGTAGGTGCAGGATATGTGCGTTCGTGACACCGTGGAGCAAGCACATAATGAATTCGCCCGGAGACTTAGCCGGACGTTCAGCTCGCAAGGCTTCCAAAAAGTGCTTTTTCATTGCGTTGCCTAAAAAAACGCCCTCATTGCGAGGGCTAAGTCACCAAAGGGGAGGAGTTCCGAATTCATTGTAATTCGCTCAATGTTTGGAATCAAGGTCCTTTTTGAACGCTTCGATTGACTTCAGTAGCTCTTTACTTTTTTCTTCCAGTTCAGCCGACATCTCTTCTATTTCTTCCAGTTGTAGCTCAATTTTGTCCCAATCCGTAAGATCCTGTGTAAGGCTGTTCAAATACGCTTGTCTCGCTGCTTTCTTGAGATCCATTTTTTATCCTTTGTATTTCGCGGTTGATGTACCAGACTGCTTTCTTAAGATCCTCGACTTGCTTTCCTTTTAAGTCAGCCCTCCAGATGTATTTCACTGCATTACCGAGATTGAAGGTCATGTGCTCGGTAATCTGGATGCACTCAACACCAGAGGGATGCTCTGTGTAGTGTCTCGGATGGTTGACGTTGTCGTTCACAGCAACTCCTTTATATGCTCAGGAACCTTTGGCAATGGAGCCCAGGCAACCGCCCAATCCGACCAATGCCCAATCACACAGACCCCTCCAGGGTTAAGCAAGAGCATCTTAGTTCCCAGTGGAGGTGTCTTGTCACTCGGTGTCATCCAGTGGGTATGCCCTGAAACGTAGTCCTTCATACCTTCCTCCGGTAATACCAGGCCCAAGCGCCATGCCTTCCCTCTGTCCACCTATACCTAGATTCTCTCTCTATCAAGCCCTTTGACATCAAGACCTTTAGATGCTTCCTTGCGCCCTCTGTTGTGCAGCCAAAGTGAGCAGACAGATCGTTGAGCGAGTAAGGCTGAGTTAGATAGTTGAGATACATCTTCTCAGTTTTGGTCAGCGGTTTGTGTTTACGGAGAATCTGACGGACTAACCATTTGACTTGATCGGTATGGTGAACAAGTCCGAGGTTATGCGCCATACGTTGTATCTCAGCGCCGGTCATTGCTCACCCCTTGCTTTCAGCATAGCGTCTGCTAAGGCATATGCTGATTCTGCATACTTCATCGTGTCTATACTTTGACCGCTAGGAATTAATGCTTGCATCGCCTTAGCTGCAAAGTAATCGCGCAGTGTCATTCCTGTTTCGTTCGGCCATCCGGTTCGTGGAAATGCTGGTCCTCCATCGTTAATCATTGCTCACCCCTTGCTCTGATGGCTTGTGCTATGGAAAACATTCGCTCGTCTTCATACGGCCATTGCTCGGCTACCTTCGCACACGCCTCACGCTCATGTGCCGCAATAAGCGAGGCAAAGTGCTCTAGATCCTTGTGGGTAAAAGCATAAAGACCGTACGGTGTTTTCGTCATCATCAAGAGGCTATACCATGGTTTGCGTATACCTTCTTGTATAGCAAGTTCATCCAGTCCGATGTGGTTAGTCATGTGTTCTTCTCCTTCAGTTTGGCTTCGATGGCCCTTATGATCGCATCTCGCTCATCGCATACGGCTTCGTAAGCCTTTTCCCATACATGCAATCGGCGCAGTTCGTCGGCGGCTTCTCCGCATAGACCCGTGTGGCTGAATTGCACGTCAAG